TTTTGGCGAAGCCTACCTTCGGTTTTGGCGAAGCCTACCTTCGGTTTGTAGATTCCAATAGATTACAATCTCATTGTAATCTATTCATTATATCTTGTGGTTCGCCTCCTAAAAATTGAAATACCTTTTTTTGAACCTGAGAAATTAAATTCCCGCCGAAATTGATTCCTCATTGGTAACAAACCCAAGACACCTTCCGTTTAAACTTAAACGAACAGCGTATATCCCCCCAATCTAAAACTTTCCAAAATCCAGAAACTCTAGGCAAAACTTTCAAATCCTCTTCGCCAAAAAAAACTTAATTAAGGAAAATTGATATAAAAAAATATCTAACTATATAATATACAACGAGATGACTACCAGCATTATTGACTTCTGCGACGACAACGATATCAAATGGTTTCCAATCAACATTTCTGTGACGAAGAATGGTGTTGATGAGTGGGGCAATCAAAAATATCAAAAATTATACAAAGACCACCCCCAATGGAAACGCCATGATAAGATGTGCGACCAAAGTGATTTCAAAACTTTAGACGATATGGAAATTTTGGAAAGACAAGACCATATTGACGATTGTAATGGAATTGCGATTGATACAGCAAACATCTACGTCATTGATGTTGATTTCAAAGACACATGGGACTACAAAACAGACTATCCACAGACTTATCAGTTTGTAAAGAACTGTAAAAAGTTGCTCCCATACAAGAAAAGTTCTACCAAAGCACATGGAAAGCACTTCTTCTTCAAATCTACGAAATCATCGCCAAATTCCAGACCCAAAACCAAATATGTTGATATTGAGATCTTATCTGGTCAATGGTCAGTTGCTCCCAAAGAAAACGACATTATCAATTATAAAGGAGAAATCCCGCATATTGATATTGACGATTTATTTGGAGAACCAATTGAGAAATTGTTGGAAAAACACCAGAAAAAAACTAAAGCACAAGAAAAACCAAAAAAAATAAAAATCACAAGCAAAGCAGTCATTACAAGCAAAGCAGTCATTACAAGCAAAGCAGTCAAAACCCCTGCTCTGTCATCTGCTCCTACTGAGTCATCAAACTTTCAGCCAAAAACCGAGATTGAAAAACTAGCAGACCTCATTGATATTCAATATATTGATGACTATAATAGTTGGACAACAATTATTTGGTCTTTGGCGAATGATGATCCAATCAAAAACAAAAAAATTGCCAAACATATTTCACTCAAAAGTTCCATGTGTAAAGCGAATTTTGATGAATACTTTGAGAAACTTTGGAACAATACTAGAGCAGGGAATTCACTAGGAACAATGCTCTTCTATGCGAAGAAGTCAAACCCAGACAAGTATTATGAAATTCGTGAGGATTTTATGCCCACAAAAGACTACACACAGGACTTTTTAGCGAACTTGTATTTGGAAGAGAATAAAGACAATATCGTCTATAAAGATGAGACTATATATGTCTTCTATAGAAATCTCTGGTACGAAGACCGCTCCAAAAACAAGACCCGTAAATTTCTGGGGAGTCATTTGTGCGAACACTTGAACAAGGTGATGATGATTGTTCTTCGCAAAAGGTCGGGTATGGCGATGGACGACCCCGACTTTGATAAACTCTCTAAAAAGTTGGACTATTTGAATGATTCTATTAAGAAACTACAGACAGCCACTTTTAAGAAAAATGTTTGTGAGTGTTTGGAACAGTCATTATCAATTATGGATTTTGAAGATATTGAGTTTGATAAGAATGGTTGGTTGCTTCCATTCAAGTCGCAAGTCTATGATTTGAAAACTCATACAATTCGCAAAGCCAGACATGACGACTATATCCTCACATTCATAAATTTTGAATTGGAAAACTATGATGAAGACAAACAAAAACTTTTGGATAAGTTGATTTGCGAAATTTTCCCAAATGAAGAAATTAGAAATAATTATCTGGGATATTTAGCAACTTGTTTGTATGGTATTCATCTGGAGAAATTCATTATGGCTAATGGTTCAGGTCGTAATGGTAAGGGACTGCTCAATGAGCTAATGGAAGGTCTCTTAACTGAGCGATTCTGCTACCGAGCCAACAACTCTCTTCTCCTTGAGCCTATGAAAGCTGGTATCAATATTCAAGTCGCCAATATGAACAATAAGCGTATGATTATATACAGCGAACCTGAAAGTGAAACTCGCAAAATCAATGGCTCTACAATGAAAGAACTTACAGGCGGTAAGGGTATTTCAGCAGAGAAGAAATACAGTAATATTGATAAAGTCCATCTTAAAGGCACTCACATTTTAGAGTGTAATAAGAAACCGAAGATTGATGGGCGTATTGATAATTCATATCTCAATCGCATCAGTGATATACCATTTGTATCATACTTCACCGATAGCAAGGAGGAGTTGGAGGACGAGAATGCTGAGAATGTTTTTGAGAAAAATGCTTACTACAAGACTGATGAATTCCGTGATGGATACAAGTGTGATTTGTTCTGGTATTTGATTTCATATATCAAGCAATACAAAGAGCATCATGGCTATGAGGTCATTGAAAAGTTAGTAGATTGCCCAGAAGTTAAGGGGCGAACTCAAGCCTATCTAGATAATAGTGATGAGAAATATGATTGGTTCATCAACAACTATCAAAAATCTGCCGACAAAATCCTACATGTTAAGGAAGTATTCAATCATTTCAAGATGAGTGATTATTATACGAACTTGACTAAGAAAGACAAAAGAGAACTCAACTATAAAAACTATACACAATACATCAAAGACAATCACAATCTTCGCAGATTCTTTAGATCAACTATGGAGAAGAAAGTAGAAGGCAAGAGAATTAAATATACAAACATCTTGTTAGGCTTTGAAATGAAAGTCGCAGATGAATATGGAGATGACTATGATGAAGCCATAGATACAGAGGAATAAATAAATATACAATAAATAATTCTATAATAAATAAAAAATACAATACACCAGATTCTGCCCAAATACACCAGATTTTGCCCCTGTTTCAAAAGTCCCTATGCGTATGCCGAAATTTAAATAGTTTCAAATCGGGGGCAGAAAACGGTGGAAAGGGCAAAATTCGGTGGGTCTCTCTTAAATATATATTGTGAATTAAAATAAAATAAAATTGAAACTACATAAAAATATCTCTAACTATATTATATAGTCAAGATGCCTCGAAAAAACCCAAATATCACTAACTACCACTATCGAGCGGAGATTGATGATGGTAACGAAATACATACTAAATATTATTATACTTTAGACGATGTATGTAATGAATTTCAGTGTAGCACATTTACAGTATATAGAATAATGAAGAACCCCGACTATGTGCCTAAGATGAAAGGCTTACAAGGAGTTAGATTCTATAAGGACTACCAACCTGCTTATCGTCTAGTTAAGAATGATTTAATTTATGGAGAATTAGATGACCTAGACTCTAGCGACAGCGATTAGTTAGTTTTATTCTCATTTTCTTTATTTTTATGCTGAAAAATCCTTGTTTTTATGCCGATTTACTTTTATTCTGCGTTTTTATGCTGTTTTTACATGTTTTTATGCCTACTTAAAGAATAAAATTATAATTTTATTCTTTATATCATCATAAAAATAGCACTTTTTGGAATAAAAATGACTTAGAGAATAAAAATAAGTCATTTTCTGGAATAAAAGTAATGAAATTATGGAATAAATCTAGGTATTTTTGGAATAAAAGTAAATCTCGCATAAGTCTCGCAAATTTATTGAAAAGAAATAATAAATTTCCCATATTTTTTCGTCATCATCTTTTCTTTTTTCTTTTTTTCAGCAAATTTCCGTGTTGATGGACATGGCTTCTCTTGTATCTCTTCTTTTTCAATGAGTCCCATTTCATATCGGCGATTCGTGTAATACCATCGCTGATATGCTAACAAATACTCCTTGTTTTCTTGGTAGTAATTTTTCCGATACTCTCGTATGTCTTTGCTACTCATTATATAATATATATAGATTTATTTTTCAGATTTTTCAGCACGAACCAGAACAATATGAACTGTATTATCTTCACCAATATTCTCGGCAAGATCTTTATCACTATTCAATATTCTACACTGGAAAGACTCAAGAAGAGTAGGCTGTCCATTATGAGTGTATATCAATGAACCATCACTGCTTCCAGTTGTATAGGAATTCTGAACAAAATATTTAGAGACAATCTGTTGGAAATTCCTGTAGTTATTGTTGGGTGTATAGAATTCGTTTTTAAGTTTGTGTCCAATCTCAACTATGAAATAGCCAAAGTTATCAGCCTTATCTAATATTGATGTCTGCCCCTCTATAGAATTGTTATCAGCAATAGCAACCGTAGAGTTAATAGGTTGTACTGCCCATACTCTATTTTGTTTTCCATCGTCTTTAGCAACCACAGCATCTACAGTAGTCGCCGAGCCAGTTATAGTGACGGTGTCCTGTAAATCCGCATAAGGAGTAATTAAGACTTTCCCATCAACAGGGTCAGCTCTTTCACTCCATTGAAAAGTAGGGTATATTGACTGATGCTCTGGTGGGAATCCAAATTCAGTCCATAAGTCATCGCCCTCCAGCCGAGACAAGTGCTTAATCCATAATCCACCATTTTTATTTACAACATAAGTTCCTTGCGGACCACCCTGTCCATATTCTACAGACAAACTCTTTTGATAGTAATAAGGAAAGTGAAGCATGTTAAAGGCAAATTTCTTAGTTGCTTGGTCATAGGATATTTCAAACTGATTTGAACCAACCCATATATCATCTCCAGCGGGGTATTGGTTAGATGAGTCATATTCCTGAAGACTAGCAACATCTCCTACTAAAATTAAATCATTAGTCTTAGCACCTCCAGCACTAAATCTGGTTTCCATAATTTGATGAGCTCCCATTAAGATTCCGCCATATTCAGTGGCGTATCCACCTGAAGGGTCGTTATTCAAAGACATTGCGTCATTTATTAAAGAACATATATCATCGGGTTCATATGCCCCCTTTGGAATTCTAATATTTTTTGAATAAGTTAAGAGATTTGCTACATTCTTATCAGACAAGTTATTATCAAAGTCTAACTCTAAAGCAACATTAAATTCGCTCTTAAGTGTTTCTACAGATGGAGAAAATACAATTGGTCCTTTAGAACCAATATTGGCTATAGAATTAATATTAAAAGTTGCCTGTTTGCTTAATGGAATAATTGAAAATGAACCAGTCTTCTCATTGTCTTCCCAGTCTGTATAGGTATAATTTACTTTACAACCTTGACTTGTTCCATTCTTAACATTTTGATTAAATACAACTGCTCTTGATTGTTTGTAAAGATAGTGATTGTCTGGATCGGGTGTAGGAATATTTTGCTTCCAACATGTTAGCCAATTTTGATAATCAATAGCAGGTTGAGCAACGTTATACCCTATCATTCCAAATGTCTCACGAAATAATTTATAGAATCCAAATTCAATAGTTAATGTCGTGTCCTCACTAACATTTATTTTTTGATTGGTAGCCTCTTGTGTATCTATAAAGGAATTCTTAATATAGAGCTGGTCTCCTGAATTAATAGTGATGTTCTCACCTAATACAGTCGTCCAGTCTCCATTTTCGTGTTTTATATCAGCGTCCTTATTTCGGCATTCAATAATTATACTCATTATATATATACCTTTTAGAAAAAAGTATTATTGAAAAATTAAAAGAGTAATCAAAAAATAAATTATGAGTAAAAGATTCGGTATGAGTCACCATTGACTTCAAGTGATTTGCGAACCTCACCAAAGAGAGTGATGTGGAGACTCTGGTTGAGCAAGTCGTTTCCTGCTACACCTGTTCGCTTGTAGAGCAATTGAAGTTCATTGACTCTTTCCTTGATTTCAACGGCAGTATAATCAACCTTACCCTGTCCGTGTTCTACATTGGGCAATTGTGGAGTCATAATTGGGACATATGTAAAATTCTGTGTAGGGAACAAATTAACTTCACCATAGGCTTCGGTAAGTTGAGCAAGTCGCTGGTTCTTTTTGGTGAAACCATCACGAGGCAATTTGTTTGCTCCATTAACACGAAACTGGTATTTCGAATCCCACTGACTCACTGATGTCTGGTTTGCCCCCCAGAGAGTATCAGTACCATCAACCCAAGTGGCTTCCTTCAATGGAGTCTGAACAACATTGAGTCGCTCAACAGTTTTATTGTTAAAACCATTAACAAGCACCTTAATATCTTGCTCTTCTGTAGAGTCGGCTGGTGGGTTAATTTCTGGAACAAAGACTCGGTCATTCTCAACAGCCAACCATGAGTGTCCCTTGTATGCTTTTGTAAGACTGGCGACTGTATCTTGCTGTTGTATCATATCAACAATAAGGGCTGTATTAAGTTGAGTATTAAGAGTAGTTGTACGATCTTGGACTAAATCCTTCATCTGTGCTGGATTCTTCCAATTAATAACAATGCGTAGGTTCTTAAAAGTTCGTGTAGAAATAACCATCATATGGTCCAAAAATGGAAGGAAACTCTTAAGGTCAAAAAGTGCTTCAGTCTGAGTAGAGTTTGAAAGGGTGCGAACTGGGTATGGTTCAACTGTAAAAGAAGACTGTTCAAGTCGGTCTGTTGTAGAATACTCTGCTGAACCTTCAGCCATGTATCCAAGACGATGGGCTTTAATAACACCCTCAACACTCATATTCACATCATTAGTTTTATTAAGATTCTTCCAAGTATTCCAAATAGAAGCATTTAGGACTTGGTCTAAAAGCACGTTTCCATCATAGAGCTGGATTGACTCCATACAGAAAGCACCGACGGCTGAGTCATATTGATTAAGTGGTGTTGAATCAATGCCCATATCAATAAGACGCATATTAGCGAGATATGCTACATCTGGAGCATTCAACCTAAATTCAGTCTTAAAGTTAGCACTGTCGTAAATTGGGTCAATAATTCTTGTTAAGATATTTCCGTTATAAACACTCATTATTATGAATATTATATAGAAAATAAATATTCATAAAAAATTAAAAAAATAAAACTTTTTATAAAATCTAGATTTTAATATTGCTTCGCTTCGCAAAATCTGATACACCGAATTCTGCCCTTTCCACCGTTTTTTGCCCCTACTTTGAAAGTGCTTTAGATTTGCTATATATATGGGAGGTTTTCAAAGTGGGGCAAAATCTGGTGTATTTGGGCAAAATATAGTGGGTCAAGAGGCATTTTCAATTTACAAATTCATAACTGAATGGAAAAACATATACATAACCAATGGTACAGAATTGCTAATAGCACTATTAATTTGAATTGAAAGTTTCTGGTTCATTAAAGAAATAGGGTGGTCAAATCTGTACCCAATTCCATACCCTTCATTATTATTCATGTTATCACGATTGACTTGATTGCGTCCAGTGAAGCCCATAGCATCTAAATAATGCTCAATGGCTTCAGCATCACTGCGGACTTGATAAGTGATTGCCTCGTTTGTAGAGTCATTGAATAAGAACTGAAGTTCCTGAAGTTGTGGGATTTTCTCAAGAGTAAGATTGTTTGCCTTTAAAGTATTCTCATCTGACTGAACTTGGAAACTGGCTGTAAAAGCCTCAACATTAGCAGATGGAACTTTTGCCTGAACATTGGCGAGTGGTGTAGAGAGACTTGCCTTGATACATTGACGAGTGCGAACGACAATGGGGTCTTTAGAGTCAGGCATAGCATCTGTAGCCTTAAAGACTAGACGAAGATTGGAGAGACTATAAGATGTGTTAGCATCTACATCATTACCAAACAAGCAACCTACTGTTCTTGCTAAATTAAGAGAGACACGAATAGGACCACTCTTGCTGTATGGGAGCAACTCCTCTACAGAGTTCAACATACAGTCCAATTTAATAGACATGTCGGGGTCGGCACGAATTGCTGAGGTAAGTTGAGTGCGTGGCTCTTCGCCGTGAAGAGTAGCAATAGTCATAGTATCTGTAGGGCATCGCAACTCACAAACTCGGCTAGAGTTGAACATATCGCCTTGATTATTTCTGGCTACAGCATATTGCTTAACCATTCGGGGATATTCAACCATATTTTCCAAGATTTCGCCCCTCATTTCAACAGAAATGGATTCAACAAAACTATGCCCACCAACCTGTCGATCATACATAATTTCCTTTTCATAATTAGCGACGTTGTTAAGTGGAAGAGAGTTCTGGCGAACGGCAACATCGGCTTCAAGGCGAACTGTTCCCATAACTAAAGACTGACCCTCAAAAGTCATTACAAAATCCACTGTATCATATTCACCATAAGAGGCTTTGTTATTTTCTGGAATAGCACTTAAATACGAAATACTCATTATTATGAATATTATATAGAAAATAAATATTCATAAAAAATTAAAAATAAACTTTTTTGCGAAGCATAACCTTCGGTTTTTAAAAGTTAGGTCAAAAATATATTTTAAATTTTACAACTTAGACTTCAAATAGCCAAAGCACGTGGAAGATGCTTGTAGATAACCAATTTATTGACCCCATCACTTCCAGCACAGTTAATATTAACCTGAAGCAACTTATCAAATGGCTGGGCTTTTTGAGCCAATGGACTCATAATAGACTCAACTGTTCCTACATCAGCATTAAAAATTGTTTCACTATTAGTATATGTCTGTCCCTGATTCTCTAAAAGAGAGCGAAGACGCATTCTCATATTGTTAAGAGTCATTCCTATACGGTCATAGTAAAGAGGTGACTTAAAAGACACATTACGATCAGTCAAGTCTTCATTGTCAAGACGAAGGCGGTAGTCTTCACCCGAACCAAGTTGAGAGACCAAGTCTGTATCTGGTGATGGGAAAGCAATAACCACGCCATCGCAATCCGCCTCAACTTGATAGCCATTTTGGAAACTTGTAAGGTTATTTCCATTGGTTTCCTCTGAAGAAAATGTGCTGTATTCAATCTCGTTGATTGGGCTTGAAGCCATAGGAAGCTTAACCAATACGATTTCAGCAAAGTTGAAATTTGCCTCAGAACTGGCTGGGTCTTCTGCTTGAACAGCGACAGAATGGTAGGACTGTCCCGCTGTAAGAACGCCCCAGTTTTGTTCAAAAATAAGAGTGATTGTTCCATCGGCGTTGCGTGTTATATCCTGAATAACAACATGCTGGTCAGTCACATTACCAGCACCACCAGCACCCTGAGCATTCAAAATAAGTTTCATACCAGTATGATAAGGAGATTCTGCTAAGGTCTGGGTCTGTGCCTTAGTAACGATAGCATTAGCATCTCCAGTAGCCGTGACGTCTTCAAAATTAATCATACGTGTATCCACTCTGTCTAATGGGTCACGCCATACAGAATAAACCTTATCAATATTGAGTTCAAGCATAATATCAATAGCACCAGTTTTACTGGTGTCTAATTCATCAGCCTGAAAGCAGAAATCAAAAATATCGCCTAGTGGAATCTTAACTGGGGCAATTGAATTATAAGTAGATTTAATGTTTCCTTCCTTTTCAAGATTTAGGAAAATACTTGGCTTACGCTGTCCTCGTGGTGTCGCCACCTGATTAGAAGCCTCATAACTCTGGGAAAAGACTTCTTCTACACTTGTCTTATATTGAAGCATGAGTGCCTTAAGAACATCAACACGCCTTATGTTCTCAATTGTTCCCTTATTAGCACCTCGCATATTAGCATTGCGAACAAGACAAACATTTTCAAAACGAGGCGAATAAAGTGGGTCTGCTCCTGTATTTTCCCACGCCAAGTCCATATTGTACACTCCGACTCCCGAAGCGGTTTCTGACTCAACAACGTCCATTTCAACATTGAGATTTATATAGGAATTAGACAAGTCATATACCCCATCACTGGGAATACGAAATGAGCAACGATTTTGAGAAGTGGTGAAAGGTCCGCCTTCTAACGATTGGTACTTAATTTCCTTATTCATTTTATAAATATTATACAGAAAATAAATATTTATAAAAAATTAAAAAATATTACTTTTTTTAATAAAACAAAAACAAACTTTTAGAAAACCACGGGTATGCTTCGCAAAAAGTTTAGACAAAAATGATTATTGATCCGCCTGATTATTGACCCGCCTGAAATGAGGGGTTTATTGGCGATGGTGGTGGAGGTGGTTTGCTATGTTTAGCACCAAATACACCGCCTAATAAGAGACCTAAACCTACGACGCCTGTTGCTATATCAGTTGCTATATCCATACCGCCTTGTGCTACATCTGCGGTTGCTAATGCGTCCAAAGCATCTGTTCCTGCTGTCTCGGCAACTGCTCCTGCTCCTGCTTCTGCTCCTTCACCCGCCTCAACTGCTTCTGCTCCTTCACCTACTCCTGTTTGGACAACCCCAGCATCGTTAGCAACGACCCCAGCATCAGGTTCAATATCCATATCTCCACCTGCTACCTCCTCAGGGTCGCCTTCCATCACTTGCTCTTGAATATTTCCTCCTGGTCTAAATACGGCTTGGGCATCATTAGCCTCCTCAGGGATACCTCCTATATCTTCAGGGGCTTCAGGGGCTTCTTGTGGTGTATTTCCAAGAGCCTTGATTAGTCGTTTCTTAACAAAAGCAGTTCCTCGCCCTATACCTTTGGCGACAAATACACTCCCTACTGTTTGAAGGGGTGTCTGTAAAAGTGTATTAAATTTCATATCACTATCATGTAGTTTTGCTACCATGTCGCTGTATTTTTGATTTGCTTGATTAGCACTGCTAGAATAAGATTCCAAATTATCTAAATAACTTGAATAATCATTACTACTAAAATCGCTTCCCGTCATTTATATTTAATACAAATATTTTTATTAATTATAAATATTCAAAATTCTTATTTAGAACCTGCTTTGTCCATTCTTTCATAAACTTGTCCATTAAGAACAACTTTTTTTGGGAGTTTTCCACTCTTTTTTGAGATTGCTTGGTGTATAGGCTCTTGAACAATCTTTTTAGCTTTTGGTGGAGTCTTAGGAGTTGGAGGAGGCATAGGAGCTTTTCCTGAAACTTTTGGAAGTGGTTTCGCTGGTCTTGGCTTGGGCATTATTTATACTATATTTATTAGATTATTTATTTTATCAAATATTTTAAATTTTTCCAATACACCGTTTTCTGCCCAAATACACCGTTTTTTGCCCCTACTTTGGGAATGCCTGAAATTTACCCTACGTATAGACACTTTTAAAACAGGGGCAAAATCTGGTGTATTCGGGCAAAATTTGGTGTATTGTATATTTTGCGAAGCATACCCGTGTTTTTCTATTATTGAATAAAACTACAGAATAAAAATATTTATATAATATATACAATGGATTTTAAAGAAGCAATCAAAAAGAAAATTGAATCTACTAGGACCATTCGTGAGTCATCACTCAACGCCTATGTAGCCAATCTCTCAAAACTTTTGAAAATGGCTGATGAGGAAATAAATATGACTAATCTTAACAAACTCCTCTCTAAACCTAAGCATGTTATTGAACTCCTTGAAGGACGCAAACACTCTACCATTCGCAATTATTTAGCATCTATCGTAGTCATCACCTCGGCACAAGATAAAGATGAATTGACTGGGGAATACCGTAAATTGATGGAAGAATACAGCAAGGAATACACTAATCATATTAAGGAAAACAGTAAAAGTGAAAAGCAAAATGAAAACTGGGTTTCACTAGCTACTCTGGAAAAGGTCCTTAAGACCTATAAAAGGGAAATTGACCAAAGAAAAATTCTTAAAAAAGAGGAACTAACTAAAAAAGATATGGACCTATTACAGAAATATGTAGTCGGCAATTTATACATAGGCGACGACTCCAACCCTCCTCTCCGCAATGACTATATTATGGAAATCATCAGTGAAGCAGACTATAAGCGTCTTGATGAGGCAGGAAAAAAAGCTAAAAATTACTTAGTTGTTAAAAATTCTGCTAATAAATATTTTAGCATAGGTGAATATAAAACAAGTGGAAAATATGGCGTCAAAAGTTTTCCTATTGGTAAAAATCTCAACAGGGTTCTTAACATGTGGCTCAAGTTTAATAAGAGCAAGTATTTGCTTCTTAATAGCAAAAACTCTCCTATGACTGCTAATGGTCTCACCAAGTTCATTCAAAAAGTCTTTGAACCTACTGGAAAAAAGATTAGTTCATCACTGTTAAGATCTATATATGCGACTGAAAAACTCGCACCAATTAAGAAACAACAGCAAGAACTAGCAGACAAAATGCTTCACTCAACAGCAGTTCAACAAACTGTATATGTAAAGGAGGACTGATTAATTCTTATATACTAGTCCTAATTTGGGGGGTCTTTATAGTTAAAGGAGTCAAGGACAGCGAAGCCCTCATATTTTCCCTTAATTCTCGTCTTTTTTCATTTAATATATTCTCTTTTACAAGGAAATATTCCCTTATTTCCTTTAAGTCATCTTCACAAAGATTTTTAGCAAATCGCTGTAAATCTTTGATTTCTTCATTCAGGTGACAGTCACTCGCACAATTACAACTGAATCTCTTAAACAATTTTATAATAGCGTTTCCCATTATATTCTTTATAAGTACCAACATTTTTATTGAGTTCCCTTTTTTTTAGAAGCTTAAAGAGTCTCAATAGTGGTCGACAGGGTCGGCGTTTTAATTGTTCAAAGGTGTAAAACGAATATTGAAAATTATAGGAAGAAATTTAATCTATGATATATATATAATGTCTAAACCAATAAATATATATCGTGTGAAAGACAGTAAGGAAAAACATTACACAGATAAAGGTTTATTATTTAATTTGCCTTTTAAATTATTGATGATAGGAAAGTCGCAATTTTCTGGTAAATCATCTTGTATAGTAAATTTATTATTACAAGAAGATTCCAGACTATACAAAAAAGAATTTGACGGGGACAACATTTATATTTTTTCTGGTTCATTAAAAACAGACAATAAAATAAAAACAATTATTAAACAATTTGATATTCCTGAGTCTAATTTATTCACTGAATACAGTGAAGAAGCATTGGACGCTATTTATGAATTAACTGAAGAAGACTATGAAGAGGCTATATCAAATAAAGAGAAACCCAAAAATACCCTCATCATTTTAGATGATATGGCTTTTGGAGGGGACTTAAAGAAGAAAAATAGTGGTGCTATTAACAGGGTATTTTGTAACGGTCGCCACATTAACATGAGTATTATAGCAACGGCACAAAAATACAGTCAATTACATACTACACAAAGAGAGAATTGTAGCGGAGTTATACTGTGGGAATGCTCACAAAAACAATTGGACTTGATTGCTGATGATCATAATATATTTGAAAATAAAAAAGATTTTATAAAGATGTTTCGTCATTTAACAGACAAACCACATAGTTTTATGATTATTAACTATTCAAATCCAAAATCACAGCGATTTATGGATATGAATTTTATACCTTATGAACATTAATAAGGCATTTTAAAGGTCTTTTCAAATGTTTTCTACACCAATCAAAATAGTCATTTTCCCATAAATAATAGTCTTTGAAATCTTCTTTTTCCCAGTCCATCGAGAAAGAATAAGGAAACTTCCCCTTATCGTTTTTATAATTTAATATTTTTCTATAATATTGTGAAGCCAAAGCTAAGATTTTATATTGTTGTTTTTCATTTTCAGGTTTCCAATTTAGCGACATATTCCGATATTGAAATGGCTCTTGATATTTACATTTATGAAAATCCTGAAAATCCATCGTAGAAATATATTATATATACTATATTATATTTCAAATCAATTTTTGGGAGTTACGACCACTTCTTAGGTTTCTTATTAGTTACTCTAATTGGAGCAGATACAGTAGGAGCAGGTGCTTTTATAGTAGTTGGCTTTACTTCTGGTTCTTTTACAGTAGGAAGTTCTTTTTTTTTCACGTCTTTTTGTTGCTCGGTTTTTTTCGCTTCATTTAATTCTTTTTTTATATGTTCTTTTTCCTTAATTAAGGCACGAATTTCTTGCTTTTCACTTAATTCTTTTTGTTCTTTTAGCATGGCTTTCAATTCAGCAATTTCACTTCGCAACGTCTTCAAATCTTCGGTGCTTGAAGAGCTAGAACGAGCAAGAGGAGAACTGGTATTAGCCTTAGCCTTATTAGATTTAACTTTCTGCTCCTCTTCTATGCCTTGCTTTGCTTTCTCGGCTCTCTCTTTAGCTTTTCTCTCACGCCCCTCCTTTAGCCTTCTAATTAATGCCTGTTTATCTGTCTCACTCATAGGCTTACGTCCGCTCTTAACTTGTTTTTTCTTTGGCTCTTCTATAGCCTCCTGACTCACTGCCTCGGGTTCGTCGGCTGGGATTTCAAAAACAGTTTCTTCACTCATATATATATTATATATATTTTATTTTTATTCTAAAACTTATTTAAAAAATAAATCTAACTATAGTATATATATGAATAATTCAGCAAATATTACAGTAAAATCCCACAAGATTGATAAGACCCACCTTTATTACCGTTGCCCATTTTGTGCTACAATTAGGGGCGGAAGACAAGTGCCTATAAGCATAAAACGAAAGTATAAAAGTGCTAAAAATACAGAGCATTTCCACGGAAGTGGTGGCGACTTTTCAAATAGGACAGAAGGTAGAGTCAGTCATTGTTTATTTAGCAGTGGAAATGTAGATATAATTATTGATGACTCTACAGTTAGAGTTTAGAGACTTCATCATCAAATTTCTTTTTTATTTTATTTCAATTTTTAGTTCCCCAAAAATTGAAATACTTTTTTTTGGACACAGAGAAAGCACTTCTCCGCCTAATTGCTTTGCTTTAATTTACGTGATATTTCCATAAAGGCGACGTATCGCCCTTTTTTATTTAGTAATTTTGTCAAAATAATAATATCCATTATATATATATCTAAAATGAATATTAGTGTTGAAAAACCGATGTTGTTAAAAGGCGACTGCTTGGAGCTAATGAAAACACTACCTGATAAGTCAGTGGATTTATTTATATGCGACCTGCCCTACGGAGAGACTAATTGCTCTTGGGACACTAAAATAGATATGGCGCAGTTCTGGAAAGAGTTCAAACGCATTCGTAAGAGCAAGAGGACAGCGTGTATTCATTTTTGCTCTACTGGGTTTGGGTACTCACTCATTAAATCTTGGGAGAAAGGATTTAAAATGGATATGGTTTGGAAAAAGAGAAATAAAACTGGGGGATTACAATCAAAGTATAGACCGATGAGAAACCACGAAATGGTGTATTTTTTTTACGAACAAGCCCCTAAGTATAACAGAGATAAATATCATAAGCGGATTAAAAAAATTCCTAACTTTGAAAAAGATGATGAAAGTGTTTATGGTTGTAATAAAAAAGAAAATACCCAAGGGACAGTTAATTTTGAACCACCTAACCCAGCATCAGTATTAGAAGAAAAATATACAACAGAGCGCAAGAGCAAGGCTGACAGGAGTGAGATGGTGGGTGGCGGTCATATGACTGGTGTATATACGGAAGAGAAAATCAAAAAATATAATGACGATTTGAAAGCACAGGGATTGGCAACATCCTTTGACCCACCCAACCCAGCATCAGTATTAGAAGAAGATGAACCGATGTCTATGTTTGAAAGTAAAAAAGTTTTTATCGGTAAGCGAAATCATCAAACCGAGAAACCGCAAGATATATTAGAATTCTTTTTGAAATATTGGAGTGATGAAGGTGATGTTATTTTAGACCCTACGATGGGGTCGGGATCAACTGGCGTAGCATGTAAAAAATTGAAACGGAATTTTGTAGGCATTGAATTAACTGACAAATATTACGAAGTAGCACAGAAGCGGATTTCCCCCAAAAATTGAAATACTTTTTTTTGGACACAGAGAAAGCAATTCTCAACTCAAAGCAAAAAATTGAAAACAACCGCTCCAAAGCAAAATCAAAAACAAAAACAAAACAAAAAAACAAAAAACAAAATGTCTGCCCAACCAAACTACAAGACTACCTTTTGCGTCAGATGGCGACGAACAGGTTTTTGTCAATACGGAAGCGACTGCGGTTTTGCTCACGGAGAATACGACTTGCGCGCGCATTGTAAATACAAGGCTTCTTGCCGACAGGGTCTTGCTTGTCAATACTCTCATCACCCAGAAGAAATTGAGTTTTTCAAGTGGAAGGCGGAACGAAATGCGCCGAAAATTATCCCAAACACTTGCGAGATGGCGACGCAGACTTATGATGACGAGTTCCCATCTCCCAGTCCCGCTCCCCCACCGCCATATATTGAAGAAACCATTCTTGCTCCGCCATATATTGAAGAAACCATTCTTGCTCCGCCACCCGAGTTTTCAAATGACGACAGCGAAGAACTTTTGCGTCCAGACGACTTTTGCGTCCCGTGTCCACCAGTTGAAGAAAAAAAGGATGACACCACTTTGTTTGACGAACTCATAGCACAAGAAGACGCACAAAAAAACCCCGAAAAGAAAAAAATGTATCTCCGCGACTATAAAGACAAAATTAAAAATGTTGAATGGACTGAAAAAACAATAAGTACAGGTAGCCGTAACGCTGTTATTTTGAATGTCACGTGTATTAAATGCGAAAAGATACTAAAACTTTACAAACTTCAAACAAAAACAGGAACATTGTGTTTCAAATACAGCAATTTAATTCTTCATTCTAAGAATTGTCCACCAGTCGAAGAAAAAAAGGATGACACCACTTTGCTTGACGAACTCATAGCACAAGAAGACGCACAAAAAAAATACAAAAACAAAAAAATGTATCTCCGCGACTATAAAGACAAAATTAAAAATGTTGAATTGACTGAAAAAACAATAATTACAGGTAACCAAAACGCTGTTATTTTGAATGCCACGTGTATTAAATGCGACAAGATACAAAAACTTTACAAACTTCAAACAAAAACAGGAAGATTGGGTTTCAGATACAGCAATTTAATTAATCATTTTAAGAATTGTAATTAATTTTGTTTGACTTGTCACTGCTTGACTGCTTTACACTAAAACACGATGACTATTTCAATAAAGGGACGAATGTGTCCCCTTTTTTATTTCAATTTTTAGTTTCCCCAAAAATTGAAATACTTTTTTTTGGACACAGAGAAAGCAATTCTCAACTCAAAGCAAAAAATTGAAATACTCGCTCCAAAAGCAAAATGAACTCTCACACCATTCAAGAGGAATATTATGATTTCATCAACAAGCAATTTTCTCGCTATTTAGAAATAATGAAAGAAATTGAAGAAGAGGACGGTTTTGACCCTCAAAAAATGCTTTTGAAAAGTGTTATGACGCCACTATCAATGATTTTGACCAAGAAAAAGAGAAGTGAAATATTAGAAGCATTTGAAAAGAGTTTAGGTGTTGTGAGAGAAGTTATGGAAGTCGTTGATAGATTGTCTCAAGATGAGAAAATAACGGAAGGAATATATTTATATTGGTGCGAATTGATTAAGGAAATCTTTGAAACTATTACAATTATAAAACAGGACTATATAGATGTTGTTGTTGCTTGATTTGCTTATCGCTTCTCTAAAATGTGATATTTATTGTGATTTGCTCCATATTTGCCTTCGTCAATATCGCCCTTATTTTCCCATATTTTAATTAAATTAAATCCACATTTCTCAACCATTTGTGTCCAAGTCTCTGGTGTATAACACGTCATATCACTGAAATTTGTAGCATCTTTGTCCTTTTCATAGACTAGTGCCTGTATATATGCCTTGCCTCCTTCTTTTAAATGATCGTGAATATAGTGTAAAGCGGTCTCTGCTTGAGAATGGCGTAGATGAATAAATACAGTTAGACTGTATGCTTTATCAACACATTCAGTAAAATCCTCCAATAAAAATGCCTTACAGCCTAGTGATACAGCCTCTTCAACAAAATCAGGGACAATATCAACTCCATAGGATTCATAGTTGCCTAAATGCTTGAGAATTCGCCCATTTCCACAGCCATACTCCATGACGCTTTCAGATAATTTCAAGTCCAATTCCCCAATAGTATAGTCAGCATTTTCCTTTCCTGTTCGCTCCCATTCATCTGCCCCATCAAGACCAGCTGGGTGTATAACAAAATCCGCAATTGCCTTGCTAATTTTCCCCTTTTCAGCCTGAAACCAAGCATTCCAATTATCAAAAATAGTAGCCATTTTATATATATAGCAGAGAAAAAAACCGAAGGTTATGCTTCGCAAAAAAATACAGAATAAAAACAAATATTTTGTTTAAAAGTTTTTTGCGAAGCATACCCGTGGTTTTTAATATAAATATCGTTCAACAAATAATTTCCTGAATAACTTGTATCTAGCATAATATTTTTTATCTTTTGATAAATTGCTGGGCTTTAATGGCGGGAAATCTGGTATATATTTCCTAAGTATTGAAAACCAATTGTCTATTTCTGTAAATTTCAATCTAATAAAAGTTATATTATTTTTGCGTCCTACCCAATGAGTAAATTTATAGTCTAATTTATCAATTCCATAGTGAGTCATCGGTTCGCTAATTGCTTCATAATTTTCCAAATGGGGGAATATGTTAATAGTGAAAAAATCCACTTCATCTTCAATTCCTATATCTTTTGGGACTTTATAATATTTCCTATTGTGTTCAAGATTCTGGAAATATGATGATATTTTCCTATCTATTGGATTTCTATAAACATCTATAATATAGACTGGTTCTACTGTATCTATCAATTCAAATATACTAGGTGGGTCTTTGCTTTGAATAAATGGCGGGATTCCATGAGTACAACTGGCTCTAAAACATCGGTCATTATGTATATGAATACATCTGTATTCGCTTCTCTGTAAAAGTGTCTGGAATACACTTGTGCCTCCTGTTTTGCCTCCAGCATATACAATCACATTATAAGGTGGTCTTCTACAATTCATTAGTTTATATATTATATAGTTTTTAAAAAAAAAAGATAGTGAATTATCAAAATCGACAATACACCGTTTTTTGCCCAAATACACCGTTTTTTGCCCCCGATTTGAAACTATTTTATTTTTGCCCTACGTATAGGGACTTTTGAAACAGGGGCAAAATCTGGTGTATTTGGGCAGAATCTGGTGGGTCTTAGTTTTTATGCTTAAATTCTTTATTTTTTTGCGAAGCATAACCTTTGGTTTTTTTCTCAATTAATAGTATAATGAAAATATTAGTCTTAGTAGAACTATATTATCATAAGAATAAGAGTGGTGGTGAGTCATACCTCCATTATATATTGAAACAAATTAAGAAGCAAATAGATGCTCAAATCACTGTATTATTGCCCAAGAGTAAAGAAATAAAAATGTTGGAGTTTGGCGGAATAAATATATGTGAAACAACTGAAACTCTAGAAGAATGCTACAAATATATAGATGATTGTGATTTATTAATAACTCAACTTATGATGAGTAATAAGGTGATCGAAGAGGGATTATTGAGAAAAAAACCGATTTTATGGATACTTCATGGCTATTTTCAAGGATTCCATAAATATATGGAAAATCCCTTAATAACAAAAATATTTAATTCTAAAAATGTATTATGCGATTTTCAAAGCAAAGATTTAGAAATAGAAAATTATTATATTATTTACCCATATACCGATTTCATAAATTATAATTTTTATAAAGACAAAGATGTTTGGCGAAGAGAATATATCACTTTTGTAAATCCCTGTGTAAATAAGGGAGTTGAAGTAGTATTGCGTCTAGCAAAAAAAAATCCTTCACGAAAATTCCTAATCGTTGAAGGAGGATATATGAATGATGAAGCACAGCCATTTTTGCTTGAATTTCAAAAACTACCTAATAGTCATATCATTCGCAATACAAATGAAATGATTAAAGAAGTCTATTCTAAAAGTCGCATTGTAATCATGCCGTCTAAATATGAGTCATACGGAATGGTCTGTAGTGAAGCATCATCAATGGGAATTCCAGTAATAATTAACAAGAATACTAAGGGATTGGTGGAAAATATGGGTGAATTATCGCTAGGAGGATATGGAGATGATACTGAATCCTACCAAAAGGTTATAGAATTGCTAGACAATAAGGAAACTTACTATTTATGGTCTAAATTATACGAAGAAAGAATGGAAGACAGACACAATGAAGTCAATTGGAGTATATTGAGATTTATTGATGAAGTATTTGTAAAGCAGACTGAAGCAAATAACTCTAAAGAGGAGAACATAAAGATGACTGTAGAAGAAATCATAGCAAATCATTAATCATCTTCGCAAAAAGTTTAAACAAAAAACTTAACTGTAAACTCCCTGAACAACTGTATAGTTGCTTGAACCTGTCCCAGCATTATCAATATTGAGTCTGTAGTATCTACACAATGGAACATAGAAGTTAGTGAAAAGTCCCAACATACAAGACTGACTAAAATTGATAGGATATGTATATGGACCTTGAAACCAATTCACACCATCGTGCGACAAATAGATTGAATAGTTTGTATTTTCACCAGCACTATTAGTAATAAACACACAAATGTCGTCTGGAATGTGTAAGTCATCACCCAGGTCAATATCTACATCAAGGTTATTTCCATTAGCAATAGCAGTAGAAGCTAGTATAGTAGAAGTAGCCCAATCGGCGTGGTCTTCAACCATTTGAACTCCTGAACCAGAAGTCTTAAAAGCACGAACAACACCATTTTGTGTTCGACCATAGGCAAGAACCTGTTGAGCAGTGGAAACTGTAGCACCAGTACCTTGAGTAATTTTATTATCAATATTATTGAGACTTGTATTTCCAGTTGTCTGTAAAGTTGAAGTTGAAGCAAGAGCAGGGAGGGGAAGTGCTGTTGCTGAAATGGCTTGAGTAGTTGGGAAGTTATTTACATCTACAGCACCAGACACGGCTGGGAGCGAAGAAACAGCAACTGACCCCGAGACGGCTTGAGTGGTTGGAAAATTGCCTACATCAACAGTTCCAGATACAGCAGGGAGCGCAGAGACGGCGACTGAACCCGAAACGGATTGAGTGGTTGGAAAATTGCTTACACTTACAGCACCAGTGATGCTACTTCCAGAGACATCTAACTGACCTGCTAACGCAGTATTAGTGGCTTGGATTTCGGTTATGATATCGTCTTGCTTAGCCTCGGTAGCACCCCCAGAAGAAGAGAATGACCCAGCAACTTTTAAGTTTCCACTAGCATCAACTTCAAGTCCCTTAAGTTTTTGACTTCCTACCTCAGCAGGATCGTGAGCATAGAGAGCAACAGATTGGAGAGTTTCAAAGTCAGCCTTTTGACTTCTAGTAATAAGAGCATTTAAATTAGGAACGGGCATTTTATGAATTATTTAGAGAAAATAAATTTTAATTAAAATTAAATCAGTTTTTATTTTTATTTTTATTCCTGAGTTTTGCTAAAATCTCAGCCTTTTTTGTGTTAGATTGCTTGGGTAAATAAAATATCTCCTTTTGACTCTTTTTACGCTCTTTCTTTTGTTCAGTCACTTCCTCCTCCAAGTCTTCTTGTTCGGGGTGTTTTAACAGATAGTCTATAGCACTTAAATATTCGCTGTTCATTATATATAAATAACTTTTAAAAAAAGTTAGGACAAAAATTTAAATTTTGGAATAAAAAAAAAATATGGCGGTATTTTATAAATGAAGTTATTAAGATTAACGACTGACGACGAGACTGCTGTATTTGATAATACTTTTAACAGTGATTTAGTTGTAGCACCTAACTCTAAAGTGGCTCTACAATCGCTTTCAATTGCGACTTTAACAACTATTTTAGATGTTGATGCTTCCAATCACATTGTATATTATCAAATTTCCAACAATATTGTAAAGAACTACGCACTTACTCACGGCAATTATACGAAAGACAATTATAGCGACTTATTTTCCGACATGAGACGCAAATTCAATGGAAATTCAGGCTTCATTCCAGCACCAAGCCCCCAAGAAGACCGAAGAGAATTAGGTATTGAGTGGGCTGTAGGATTGGACAATAAAAACAAAGTATCTACACAGTATCATCACGGTGTAAATGCTGAACACACTACTACTTGGGAGTATGACTCAGATAAGGTAGAACGTGTTACTAGTAATAACCGCAATATATGGCGACAAAAAGCAGGACAACCTAGCAATACTGATAATGACCGCTCTATGATTTTTAAAAGTTATGTTGCTAGGGGCTGTGGATTTATTAGAGTTCGTGTTAATAAATTTGATATTGAGGCATCGCCAACAGTACCCGACGCAAATGGCTTTATGGTCGGTCTTTCTACAGTTGATATAACTGCTAAAGAACCAGCGGACATTGTAAATGCTGACTTAACATACGGAGTCATGGTCTCAAATACAGACGCAGGAGTTCGGCAATATGCTCCCGTGGGAGATGGTGTGGTTGGTGGGGCATATCCAACAGCCCCCCAATATTTCGGGCAGTATGATGTGAAAAATGACTGGATTGAAATTATTAAGAATTTTGAAAGTATTGAAATTTATTGCTATCAGGACGGCAACCCCAATCCTATACTTCTCTCTACAATTCCATTCAATAATAGTGATGATAAACTGTATCCATTCATCGTTTTTAGAGGTGGTAATGCTGATGTGAATTCAGTACGATTGACTCCTAGTCCTTTTGCTAATACTTCTTTTGAATTTCAAAGTCAAACTCCTGATTTTACACAAGCCACTCTGTATGCTCCTCCAGTTCCACAGCGAAATACCAGTGATAATTATTTACAATTGACTCCTAGTGTTGCTGATTTCTTAGGCTATGATAACATTAGAATGCCTCAAGCAGGATTCTATAATGTAGTTGCTTATAACTATATTAGTGAGCGACAATTTGAACCTACTGATGTGGCTGATGCTTTCTTAGTGGAATTGTTAAATCTTAAAGTGGAGTCCTATGATGGTCTTGAGGAACAGCGTAAGAATATTTTAGCAATAATTCCTGAATCTAATAAAGAAGGTGAAGTAATCTATGAAACAAATACTCCACTATTTATTGATATTAATAATCCCAGTCCATTGTTATTAAGAAATTTAAGGGTTCGTGTTGTAAAACCAGACTATTCTACAGTGAGAATGATAGGTCAAGCAACCATGGTTGTATTGATAGATGGCTAAAGTTTTGAGCACCCACCAGATTTTGCCCAAATACACCGTTTTTTGCCCCCACTTTAGGAATGCCTGAAATTCGCCATACGCATAGGGACTTTTAAAACAGGGGCAAAAAACGGTGTATTCGGGCAGAATTCGGTGTATCAAGATTTTTCGGATTTTTTTTGAAATAATTTTAAAATATTTTCATATTCTTTTTTAGGATTGGTATTGTTTATTTCTTTTCTTTTATAGTAGCATTCTAGAGACTTTTGTTTCATTCGATCTCTATAAGTCCAATAGTAATTTCTGTGGTAAGAACCAGAATTATAGAACGGCATTATATATATTTAATTATTGAATATATTAATTTTCAAATATTAGTAAAAAAATATTAGTACAAAATAAAATTGATTTTATTTTGGCGAAGCCTACCTTCGGTTTTGGCGAAGCCTACCTTCGGTTT